CGTCTGACCCCAAGGCCATCGACACTGAGCAGCCCCGGGCCGCCGCCGCTGTGCGTGCCGCCTACGCCACCTTTGCCACCGAGCCGCCCCCGGCCCCAAAGCCTGCCGAGTGCGTCTGTGGCGGAACATGCAAGGACGGCTACTGGAAGCCAGACGGCAGAATCGTGCAGAAGTGCCCCTGCCCCGTGACCTGTAAGTGCAAGTCCGCCGGGAAGTGCCCGGACGGCCAGTGCCCAAAGAAGTGACGTAACGACGCCAAGGAACTTCAGATCATGCCCTACCCAGAGAAATACCAGAACTACAAGAGTTTCGGGCCCCAGGACATGCCGCCCTTTCGGGAGGTCCCCCAGCAGCCGCAGGCCGCCCCGGAGAACGATGAGCAGCGACTGGCATTCCTGTTCAGGATGCACTCGCAGACTCCGGGTTGGGGCAACCGTGCCGCCATGGAGATGCGGAATCGGGCGGGAGCCCAGGAGGTCCCCCAGCAGCCGCAGGCCGCCCCGGGGCCGGACATGCTCTCGTCAGAGGACCGTATCCGCAGGCTGCAGCAGGATGTGCGTGACTCTATGTACTCGCCCCCGGATCCGATGCTGGAGGGCGTGCCGCAGTCCACGATGTCGGATGCAAGAGAAATGCTCGTGCCGCCGCCCAACCACATCAAAGTCCCGGATCTTCTGACGGGCGAGGAAGTGTGGCATCCCACTAAGAAGCGACAGCCATTGGCACGGGCCAATCCGAAGAAGTCTGCGCCGCCCAAGCGGAAGCCCGGGTACACGCTCGACTGACGCATGCACGCGACCAGGGGGCAAGGAGGCCCCCGGCGCTCAACACTCCTATGTCATCCATCATCCGGCAACTGCGACAGCAACTGGCCATGCAGCAAGAGATTGCTCGCAGGCTCAATCGCCCCATCGACCTTGAGCAGATGGCGATGGACAACGAGGACTACGCCCGCAGCATGATCGAGCAGAACGAGAACTCCCTCGTGCCTCTCGACCCGCAGATGATAAAGGAACTCTACGGCTTCATGGACGAGCCCATGCCTGCCGACATGGCCATGGACGACATGTACCGAAAGGGCATCCAGGAGAAGTTGAAGGCCGCCAGGGAAGGCGGCGGAGTCGCCTCGGCCCCCATGATTCGATCTATCATGCAGTTAGACAGGTGACGCATGATCGCTGCCAGCAAGGATCGGCAGTGCATTGTCTGCCAGCATGTCAAAACGCTGAACGAGAAGAACTTCCAGCGATACGGCGGCAAGGACGGTGACTGGAAGACGGTCTGCCGGTCCTGCCAGGGGAAGGCCCGTCGGCAGCGGCGGATGGACCGGATCGAGAAGAAGGCCGTGTCCCACATGCTGGACGCGGCGGCCATCGGCGGGGCCAACATCCCGCACACGGCGGAGTTGCTGGAAGCCATCCTGCACTACTTCGGCGGCACCAACGGCTTCGCCGCACTGCTGCTGAAGCAGTACTTCGAGTCCCCTCCGGGAAGCAGGATTCGGACCTCGGTGCTGGAGATGATCGTCCGGCTCGCATCCAAGAACACCGAGCAGGGAGGGGCCAAGAAGCCCATCCAACTTTACTCCGAAGAGGAGTTGGAACAGGAGATCGACGCTCGCATCCGTCAGGTTGCCAGCATGACGCGAGTATCAGGGAGGATCGTAGATGCCCAAGAAGACACCGCCGCCGCAGCAACCGCTGCCGACCATCAAGAACTTCTCGACGTTCCAGCAGGACGAACTGCGGGCACTGCAGGGAGAATTGAAGTCGAGGCGGCTAGAAGCCTTGAGGCTCTACAGGCCGACGCCCCTGCAGTGGGAGTACCACCAGTGCATGGCGAGCGAAACCCTGGTGATCGGGGGTAATCGGTCAGGCAAGAGTCTCTGCACGTTCATCGAGGACGCATGGGCCGCAACTGGTACCCATCCCATCGAAGGCAAGTACCCAAAAGAAGGCGGGAATCTCGTCATCGTCGGGGCGAATTGGAAGCATGTAGGGCTCGTGATAGTGCCCTATCTGTTTCGTGCCGGGGCCTTCAAGATCATCAAGGATCGGACCAGCGGCGAGTGGCGGGCCTTCGATCCGATGCTGCTGGGGGACAAGGAACGCGAGGCCCAGGCCAAGCCAGCCCCGCCGCTGATCCCGCCCCGGATGATAAAGAGCATGTCCTGGCTCCTGAAGTCGGCTGGGTATCTGAACTCCTGCGAGTTGACTAACGGCTGGACCATCTACTGCTTCTCGTCCGAGGGCGATCCCCCGCAAGGGTTTCAGGCCAATAGGGTCCACCTTGATGAGGACCTGAATAACGAGCAGTGGGTCCCCGAGATGCAGGCCAGACTTGCTGATCGCCGTGGTAGGTTCACATGGTCGGCCATGCCGCACTCGAAAAATGAAGCCCTAATTGGGCTCAACGAGCGGTCGGAAAAGGCGGAGAGCATCGGCAACACCACGGACATACGCCGGTTCGTGCTGCGGTTCCTAGACAACCCGCACATCGACGCCGACGAGAAGCGGAAGATGCTTGAGCGGTGGGCCGCCCTGGGCGAGGACGTTCTGCGTCAGCGGTCAGAGGGCGAGTTTATGACCGACAGCGTGTTGGTCTACCCCTCGTTCAACATGAGCGTCCACGGCTACAACCGGGAGGAAATGCCCTCTGGGCAGGTGCCGGACGACTGGTGCCGCTATGCCATCGTGGACCCGGGCCACTCGGTCACGGCCGTTCTGTTCGCCGCCGTGCCGCCCCAGGGAAACATGATCCTGTGCTACGACGAACTCTACATCCGAGAGTGCAACGCCATAAAGTTCGCCAAGGAGTTTCACGACAAGGTCGGCAGGCAGCAGTTCTACGCCTTCCTGATCGACGCACACGGCGGTCGCATCACTGACATCGGCTCCGGCCGCACCGCCCAGGAGCAGTATTCGCAAGAGTTGCGAAACCTCGGGACCGCCTCCGAGGTGACGGGGCACAGTTTCATCCCCGGCTGCGACGACATTCAGGCTGGCCTGCAGGCCGTGCGGAACATGCTCTACATCCGGCCAGAGGGCACCTCCAAACTCAGGTTCCTGAGAGGGGCCCTTCCGAACCTTGAGCGGGAGATGAAGAGGTACAAGAAGAAGGTTCAATATGTAGCCGGAACCACCATAGTCACAGATGAGCCCAGCAAGCGAGGTGAGTTCCATCTCGTGGACTGCCTCCGGTACCTCTGTGCCTACGGCCCCATCTGGCACGAGCCGCCCAAGCAGTTGGCAGAGCAGCCCTGGTGGGTGAAGTGGGCGGAGGAGCGACGCAAGAAAAAAGGCAAGGGCGCAATCTACCTTGCCCCAGTCACCGCGACGGGCAACTACGGCTAATACCGTTTTGTACGCCTGTTCATCGGCAATACACTTCCGGCGGTTTGCGGACATAAACCCCCTGGAGGATGCGAGATGAGCGACGTTTTCAAGATGCCGGAACTGGCCGTCGGGGACATGGTCCTTTGGTATTCGGACCCGATCAACCCCCAGGAACCGTCCATGGGCTGGGTCGCCCGTCGCCCAGGCGTCCAGACCATCAGCATCCTGATCTGGGCCGAGGACGCTGGCCTTATCGAAAAGCCCTCGGTGCGGCATGTGGACGACCCGTTCTGGACCGAGAACCCCAGTGCCGCCGCCTGGACCAAGTGGGGCGGCTTCCGCCTGCACCCCAGCACCCAGGCCCTGAAGCAGGTGGCGGACATCGCTAAGAGCCTGAAGTTGCAGGCCGCTCGTCTGGCCAAGCCTAAGGACGCCGCATGATCGAGCCCCAGGCGGACGTTTCCGGCGGGAACTCCGCCGAACTCCCGGACATCCCGCCGGACATGGCTGGGCCCAAGCGGGTCGAGGATGCCCTGCGTGCGGTGGCTAAGTCCTGGCTGGCCAAGTTGCAGCAGGCCGAGAAGCACAAGAGGCCGTTCACCGAAGACGCCAAGGAGGCGATGAACTTCTTCGACGGAACCAACAACTGGTTCTGGAAGGACGCCACCAAGGGGGAATCGGGGTACAGCAGGCTGTCTCCCCCGGCCTTCAGAATCACTATCAACCGTGTTTTCGAGGCCGTGAAGTTATTCGGGGCAGTCATCTACCACCGAAACCCGGTGCGGAACGTGACCCCGAAGACTTTCCCGGTCATCTCGCCCATGGCCGTGGGCATCGACATGGACCAGCCGCCGTCCATGGATCCTGCCACCGGGCAGCCGATCCCAAACCCGGCCGTAGATGAGTTCATCCAGGTCTCTCGCCAGGTCGGATGGATGGAGCAGATTCGCAGGACCGTGAGCGAACTGCTTGAGACATACCTGAACTACACCCCGAACGAACTGAATCTCCGAGAGAACTCCCGGAAGGTCGTGGACGAGGCCATCATCAAGGGCCTTGGGGTGTGGTGGACCGAACTCGTCACCATCCCCGAGACGGAGGTGTCGATGGTCGGGTCCTTCATGGACTCGTGCGACAACGTCCTCTGGGACCCTGACGCAGACGAGCAGGAGGACATCCTCTGGGCGGCCCGTAGGTGCATTCACCCTGTCGATGTTGTGGCCAAGAAGTACGGCCTGAAGCGGGAGGACCTGAAGGGTCACCTGGAGAGTTACGTCGCCCGCTCGAAGGAAGAGGAGCGGGACTACCGCAATAAGAAGCGGAACGGCAAGACCAACGACCTCTGCGTCTACTGGAAGATCTACAGCAAGACCGGCTTCGGGCACACGCTCAAGGACGCCCCCAAGGACAGTGCCGACCTGTTCCAGGACCTCGGGGACAACTGCTACATCGTGGTGTGCGAGGGCGTGGATTTCCCGCTCAATGTGCCGAAGGAACTGGCGGCCGAGCAGCCCGATGAGCAGGCAATGCAGGAAGGGACTCCGAGCCCGATGTTCCTGCGAACCCGGTGGCCGATCCCGTTCTACGCCGATCACAACGGCTGGCCATTCACCCCGCTGCAGTTCCATCGCAAGCCGGGGTACTCATGGCCTATCTCCCATTTGAAGCCTGGTGTGGCGGAACTCAAGTTCCTGAACTGGGCGATGTCCTACCTGGCGACTCGCATAGCCACAAGTTGCAACACCCTGATCGGAGTCAGCAAAGCAGCAGACTCTGACATAAAGGACCAGATCACTGCCCAGTCCGAGAACGGGTTCAACCTCGTAGAACTCTCGGAGACTCTGGGGAAATCGGTCAATGACATCATTTCGGTCTTCCAATTGCCTCAGGTCACTCCAGACATCTGGAATATCGTGTCGGCTGTGGCGGAAATGTTCGACCGCCGCGTTGGGCTGACGGAACTCGTGTACGGCATGACGCGGAACCAATTCCGGTCTGCCGCCGAGGCCCAGGTCAAAAGCGAGCAGATCTCGGTCAGGCCGGACGACATGGCTGAAACCCTCGAAAGTGCCATGAGTGAACTGGCACGCAAGGAAGCCCTGGCTGCACGCTGGCTATTGAGCCCCAACGACGTAGCCTCAGTCCTGGGTCCGCTCGGGGCCAAAGCCTGGGAAATGCACGTTCAGAGCCTGGACATCTATCAGGTAGCCAGGGAGTACGACTACAGAGTAGAGGCGGGCTCGGCACGGAAGCCCAACAAGGCAAGCCGCGTCGAGCAGATGCAGATGGCCCTGCAGACGCTCGGGCCTGTTCTCCAGGGTCTCATTCCGCAGGGGATTGTGGACCCCTTCAATGCTCTCGTTACGGACTGGGCGAAGTCCCTCGACATCGACCCGTCACGCTACCTGCTACCTCCACCGCCGCCCCCGCCGCCGCCACAGCCGCAGCCCCCGGGCGCTCCCGCCTCCCCTCCGGGCGGTGAGCCGCAACCCCCGGGTGGTGGCGGCGGCGGGGCACCTCCTCCCGAAGAGCCTCCGCCCCAGGAGCCCCCGCCCCAGGTCCCGCAGGAGTTGCAGCCGTGACCACGCTCCCTCCCGAGATCGCCGCCGCCTCATACGAGGTCCAGCAGCACTACCTCAGGATGATCGAGGACGGCCAGTCCGAGAGGTTCGCCCTGATGTGCAGCCTCCAGCAGGCCCCCGGCACCAAGGCCGCCGACCGCACCTTCATGGAGGGCCGGTACAGCGGTAACTGGCTGGACTCGCTCCCCAAGAAGCAGGCCGCCCGGATTGTTCGAGAGGCACGGGCTTCCGGGATCAACCCGACCGGGAAGTTCTATCTAAGCGGCCTGGCCGACAAGCGGGGGCACATGGACCCCATGGCATGGGTGGACTCAGTGGACGACATCAAGCGGGTCGCCAAAGCCCGTAACCTAAACGTCCAAGGCATCGTGAACATAGAGGGGTCTCATGAAGGCCCCAAGAACGTGCCCCTGAACCCCCGTATCGCCAAAGAACTCGCCAAGAAGGAGATCTCGAAGGACCCCAAACTCTCCATGCGGGACGCCCTGGCCAAGGTCCACGAGAAGCATTTGCCCCGGTGGAAGAAGAAAAAGTGACTTCTAGCCCGTGCTAGAGGACATAAACCAGGGTGACGCCATCTACCAGCGGGAAACGCTAGAGAACCAAGGACCAACCGATGGACAGGTCGATTTCGCCCCTGATCGTCAGCAAGACGGCCGCCCAGTGGACCGCCGAGGACCCGTACCTGGCTCGCGGCGACTACGGGGTGGAGTCGGACACGGGCAAGGAGAAGGTCGGCGTCGGCTCCCGCTGGACTGTCACGGGCTACAAGCCTGACGACAGCGGCCTGAACCCTGGCGTGGTGGCCCTGACCTACGCCTCCACCGTGACGACCGACGCCTCGCAGGGCTCGATCTTCGACCTGACTCTCACTGGCAACGTGACTCTCGCGAACCCAACGAATCCCGTTGACGGCAAGACCATCCGGTGGAGGATCAGGCAGGACGGCACCGGCAGTCGCACCGTGACGCTAGGCAACAAGTTCGTCATCCCGTCAAGTGCGACCAGCCCGCTGCCGTTCTCCACAGCCGCGAACAAGATGGACATCCTGGCTGCGACGTATCACGCGGGCAGGGACAAGTGGGACATCGTCGCATTCGTACCGGGATACTAAAATGGCAATTCTTTATTTCAACGACACGGCGGCAGTTGGCGGTGCGGAGGATGTTGACTGGGACACCATCGACAACTGGTGGACGAACGAAGCCTGCACCACGCAGGCATCAAATCTGCCGACGAGCAGCGACAGCGTTGTGATCGTTGGCCTCAGTGTCTACCTGATGGTCAATAGCGGCAGCCAGCCGACAATCGTCAACTTTACCGACAACTTAGGATATGCAGTAATCGGGTTTGATATTACGGCCACCGGGCTTGTTCAGGCTGAAAGCATTGACGCTGGTTATACGCTTACCGGCGATGGGATTTTGTTGTACTTATATGGCGCGCACGTCACTGGAGATGCCACCCTACGGTATATGGATGGTGGAGGAAGCATTGGGGGAACTGCCACATTCGGCTCCATTGAGCCTGGTCATGGCCTATTAGACGGAATCGTTGACAGTGCCGTCTTCTACAACAACACGCAGTACTCTGGCGGGACTGTGACTAACAACGCCGCGTTCAACGACGTCTCAGATTGCTACGGCTCCGTTGGCGGTGACGCCACATTCAACGACGACGCAATTGGGGACAACGGGTCTATCGTCGGCAACGGAACTTTCAACGACCGCACATTCTGCATAGACATGGTCGTTGACGGATACGTTGGAATGTACGATTACAGCCATGCGCAATACGGCGCAGGAGCGTCCATCATGGGCGGAATCACATTTCATGACCAATCCACCTGCTCAAGTGCAAATCTGGACGCCACAGTCTACGTCGTAGGGCCGCCCATCGTTCTGACAGACGGATGGGGCGGCGGGCAAGTGTATTTCGTCCGTCGCAGCGGTATCAACGGTTCCAGCATTCTAGGAGTAGCCTGACATGATTCTGCCCAGCCCCATCACCATCCAGCCGCCGCCGTTTGTCAACAGCAAGGGTCAGTCGAAGCCGTTCCCGGAGATGAAGTTCGCGGAGTTGGATTTCACAATCTCGGACAACGCTACCAGGAAGATCGCCCGTGCTGGCATCCGCCGATGCCCGTTCGCTGTGACGCTGTGGGATGGCGCAGCCTACGATGCTGCCGGTGACTACACGCAGGCCCAAGCGGAGGCCAGGCTGCTGGAGGTGCTGGGGCCAGATGTCAAGGCGGGTCTGGAAGCACTGTTCGTGCCGCCGGTGCGGAAGTAGTCGCGGTGGCACGGGCGGCACGGAGGGTTCATGTACACGGCCTATGACGCCATCGAATACCTTCTGTCCAGCACGGGGGGCGGTGCCCAGGACCAAGAGCATCGCGTCTTGCGGCAGGGGCTGTTTCACGCCTACCGTGACCTGATCTCCGCCCGGGACTGGAAGTGGTACCACTCGACCGAGCAGGTGCCGATTGTCGCTGCGGACCTCATCAAGACGGTGAGGCTTCCCTGGGGCGTCTCCAGCGTAGACGCGGTCTACATCCCGCAACTGCGGATCGTGGCTGAGTACGTCTCTCAGGCCGACTGGGCCAGGATCGAGACCTCGCCCTTCCAGCAACTGGTCCGGCTGGCCTGGACCGTCATGCCATCGGCAGAGCGAGACGGCTACTACGACCTGAAACTCTACAACGGCTATCGCTACAACGAGACCGTAACCCTGACCTACAGGCGTCGCCCAAGGGACCTTCGCCTGACCGGGTGGGAGCCCACGAGCCGGGCTGGCACTATCACGACATCGTCCACTTCTGCCCCGGCCTCGCAGGCCACGGCAACTGCCACTGTTGCTGGCGGGAATGTGACGGCTATCTCGGTGACCGCTGGCGGCAACGGCTACTTTATGAACCCCACCGTCACCATCACTGGCGGCGGCGGATCGGGGGCTGTCGCTGCGTCCACGATAAGCAACGGCGTCGTGACTGGCATCACCGTAGCCAGCGGCGGGACTGGGTACGTCAGCACGCCAACCGTCACCCTGGCGGCACCTCCTTCTACGCCGCCCGGGAGTTACTTCACGGTTGCTGGCACAAGCACGCAATTCCACAGCCGCATGGCCGGTTCCGTTCTGCGGGCCTCCGGTGACGCCACCTACCACCCAGAGGGCCTGGCTGGCATGCGGCCGTATGTGTTCGAGGCGTACATCACAGCCCCGCCATCCAGCACCACTGCGATGACGGTCCACTCGCCAGAGCCTGCGTCCACGGTCAGTGGCAGCAAGTACATCGTGACTGACCTGCTGGACATCGCCCCTACCATGTACACGGCCCTGCTGTCTGGGGCCGAGGTATGGGTCTCCCGGCTGTTGGGCAAGAACATCGAGGGAGCCACTGCGGTCCACTACAGAGACCTGCGGCTCGCCTTTGAGCAGGACACGCTGGCCCCGATCTCGGGCCGGAGGCTCACGACCGGCGGCTACTTCTCGTTCTGGTATCTGCGGCCTGGCGTGGATCAGGGGGTTCAGAATCCATGATCCGAATCTCCAAGTGGTCCGGCCTCGTGACCGCAGCCAGCCCGTACATCCTTCCGGCTGGCGGGGCCGTCGAGCAGACAAACGCCCAGAGCCTGATCCCCGGCCAACTGACCGTGCGTGGCGGCATGGGGAACGTCACGGCCACCGGAACCGCTGGCGGGGCCCTGATCGAACTCTGGGGATACAGCGTCGGCAGCGGCCAGTCGGAGATCATCTTCGGCTTCAATGACGCCGGAAACATCGTGAAGTTCACCAACCCCACGGTGTCCTAATGCCCTTCAGCGGCAACAAACCCGTCGCGTTCTCCCAGGGCCGCAGGGGAGAAGTGTACGTCTATCAGGGCCACAACAATCGGGGCCAGGTCTACAGCCCCAGCCTGGATGCCTGGCGTGACGTAGGCGTGAACGCCCCGACCGTCGCCCCGACCGTCACCAAGAGCGGTACGGTCCTGTACTACGTCGCTCGGATCGACATCGAGAATGAAGGGGGTGGGTACAACCGGCCTCCCGCTGTGACCATTACGCACAACGGCACTGCCCCGACAACCGTCGCCACTGCCGTGTCTCGGATTCAGGACGGCGGCCTCAGGTCGATTGACGTTACCGGCTACGGCAAGGGGTACAGCCAGGCTCCCAGCGTCACCCTTTCCGACAGCGGTGCCATCGGCAGCGGCCTGTCGTTCACCGCCAACCTGGAATCAGGATCCCCCTCCGGTACTCCAGCCACCGGGATCGTGTACTGGGAGGTCGAGAGCCAGCCTCCAGCCGGATCGCTGGAGTTGTTCGGCAACGTGCAGGCATACCTCTGCACCGCCGAAAGCACCGCGATGGCCGAGGTTACAGAGGACGGGTTCACCTGCTGGGTTGCAGACGCCCAGGGTGGCGGCGGCGGGAGCGGGGCAAAGGTTCGCCTGGAACTGCTCGGCATGAAGACGACCGTCGATACGGCGACGCCGTGCTGCACTCAACAGCAAGTGGATGACATCACCTCCAGAAGCGGCGTGGGCGTGCAGGCTTTCGGCTCGGGTTACTCCTCGACCGCCGAGGTGTCGGTGAAGATCGCCTTCACCTCCGTGTCTGCCCTGGGCACTCCCGACTGCACGGACGCCAACCTTGTCTGCCCCATGATTGTAAAGGGGTATGGCAGGAACCACCCCAAGACGCCCAAGACCCTCCAGGAACTGTCGGACGCCAGTCGGTTCAAGTCCCGCAAGATAACGTCGTACACCATCTCGAACGGCGGCTCGATGTACCTGCGGGCTCCGACCTGCGAACTTCTGCCGTACACGGGATCGGCCAAGGACGGGGCCACCCAAGTTTCGACCACGACTTCTTCTGCGGGTGTCGTGACCGCCATTGACCCGAACGGAGAGTTGCGGGACCAGCGGTTCCTGTGGCCTCCCACGCAGGGAGATCTGCTGGCCAACAGCGGCGGCGGCAAGGCTACGGCGGTGATTCGTGCCCACCTGCGTGGCAAGTATCAGTGCTACTACCGCTACGTCAACGACTCTGTGCCGACGGCTGAAGGCGGGCCCTTGTACTCAAACCTCTCTCCGCTGACTGAAGTGGACTGCGGCGACGGGGCCTCGCACATTACCTGGACCTACACCGCAGCGTCTGGCCGAAGCGTGGAACTCTGGCGGACAACCTCCAACCAGGCCACCACGCTGTTCCGGGTGGCCAAGATCGGCGGCACAGGGGCCTTCGGGTCCACGACCGACAACATCACGGACTGGGAGTTGGTGGACCCGAACCGCACCGGCTTCATGGCCATGCCGATTCTTTTGCCGAACGGGGAACTAAACGCAAACAGGTTTGGCGTTCCGCCTGATGACTTCGCGGTCGGGGTGATGTTTCAGGACCGGATGTGGATGGGGGTCGATACCACGGGGTCTTCGCCAAACGTGCTGCGGTTCAGTGAGGCGGACGAGCCGGAGTCCATGCCCGATGTGAACGAAGTCGTCCTGCAGACCAACCTGCGGTCTACAGACTTCGTTACGGCCCTCATCCCCTATGCCGGGGCTCTAATCGTGGCCCAGTCTCGGCACTGCCATCGACTCACCTACGTCGCCCAGCCACTGGTAGACCTGGGCGTTTACATGCTGGCCTACCGTGGCTGCTACAACCAGCGGTGCTGGGACATCTTCGACGGCAAGATCTACGCCATGGACGACCAGGGGGTGTACTCCATGGACGCCCAGGGGAACGTCGAGGACCTGTCTCTCGGGATCTTCGACTACTGGGTCAACAAAATCGACGCCTCGCTGCGGCAGTGGTTCTACGTCCGGGCCGACAAGCGACTTGGTGTGTTGCGGGCTGGCGTCGCAGTATTGGGAGACGGCTCTACGAAGTACCCGTCCCGACAACTGGTGTACTCCTTCGACTTCAAGACATGGTGGGAGGAGCGGTACCCCGCAGAGTTGTCTTCGGCAACCGAGGTCCGAACTGACGACGGCGGCGTAAGGTTGGTGTTTGGGACGAGCGGCGGCTACCTGCGTCAACTGAACCAGGGGCTGACCGACCTGGCGGAGTCGTCCATCGCAACCGTCACCATCACCAACCCCGGCCGTGGCTACCGGCAGCCCCCGACCATTACGGCTGGAGGAGGCCACGGTGCGCAGTTCGAGTGTGCCCTGAACAGCGACGGCTCGATCACCGGCATCGTCATCAAAAGCCCAGGAACCAAGTACACCAACGGCAGCCTGACGATCAGTGCCCCGCCCACTGGAGGCGTGCAGGCTACTGCGACCTACACCGTTTCCTCGTCCACCAGGCCGGTTCACTGGTCCTTCAAGTCTGGGTGCTTTGAGTACACGACCGACTCCCAGGACAAGCGGGGCGGCGAAGCCCAGAACCGCCAATGCTCGGTCACCTACCAGCCAACGACCAGCCAGTGCATTCTGAACCTGCAGACGTACTACAACAACTCCCGATACCCACGCAGCAACGTCGTCCGCCGGGATCGCGGGACTGGCTTCGTCCACTCCGACGAGGTGCCAGCGGCGATCCTGGACATGCAGGCCACTCCGCTGCAGGAAGCAGAGTCCCATGCTGTGGCCCGTGCCGTGTTCTCCGGCCGGGTGCTTGACGACATGATGGGGTCTGACCGCCATGTGAGCGTGGCACTGTCGGGTAAGCAGGACGCAGCCGGGTCTGTGTCAATCCACAACCTGGACATCTACGGCGTCAACGACAAGTCTGGAGGCTAGGCGTGTTCACAAGGCAGGCACCACTGCTTGGCCAGTCGTTGTTCCTGGGTGGCCTCGCCCCTCCATTGGCCAGCACCGTGCAGAACCTGCTCGGCCAGTGCAGGGCTCCGCTCGTGCATCGCGGCCCAGTGACCATTGACTACACCCGGCCCGACATGCGGCTCATAACGCCCGACACGGCCCGCTACTCGTACCCGGACCTATCGCTCCCGCAGCCAACCAAGTTTGAGCCACCTGCCCCAGAACCCGACGAAGACCCCGATCCGCCAGTCGGGCCCGGCAGCCCGAATCCAGGGGGCGGAGACACGGTCAACATCATCAACAACACCTTCTTAGGCGGGTCGGTCTTCCCGGGCAGGTACATCGACGTAGATGAGTCAGGCACCGTCTCGCTCCGACACAACGACATCCGCCGTCACTGCACGTTCCCCGACGGTAAGACCCCGCCGAACGTCGTGCATAGCGTGGACTTCAAGGCTGCGGGGAACCAGGAAGACTACATTCGGCTCAAGATTACAGAGGAGCAAAACGCAACCAAGTTCTACATAGATGTCAGCGAACTTGAGGAAATCACTTTCGTGACAGATGTCGAATTGGACTTAGATGCAGGCAAACTCTGGGTGAGAAAGGGCTCGGCTTACGTCTTTGGGCCTTGGTACAGCCCCGGCCTTGATACCGAAATAGACCTCACGGTTTGCGACGAGCCGCCGCCGGAGTGATCCATGCCGCTTGTCATCAAGAACAACGGCATCTTGGTGAATGGCTCTGGGCTTGTCGCCAAGTCGGGGCCAGTCACACAATATGACGGCTGCTGCTGCGAGGCATGCGAACGATGCACGACGTTCTCGGGCCTAGCCAATCGCTTTGTCTTGCCCGGCACATGCGATGCCGCGCCGTATTTCGAGACCACGATTTGCGTTCCGCCAGGCTGCCCACTGCCTGCACTGGTCACTATCCGGGGCTGGGTGGACGACGAACTCATCATCAACGGCTCGATAATCGAAGAGGGCGAATACGTTATCGACCCGTCTGACCCGCTGTGCAGCGTAGATGGGTACTGCGACTGCAATGTCGCCCACTGCGTCGGGTCCGACGATTACACGGTCGGCGGACCATATTTCGGTGCCTGTGACGCCTATTCGTATTCGTTCCAGATAGAGGAGAGGTGTTTCACGCTGGCCATCGGAGACAACCATGGCGTGGTTGCGGAGGCGTACCTCGACATCTGCTTCTACGACGCGACCCCATTCCCATGATTACCGGCCCTAGATCCGTCTTTGAGGCTCTGTGCCAGGCCCGGGGTTACTCCCTGGAAGATGTGCGTCCCTGCATTGTCCAGCAGGGAGAACACTCGGTCACAGTGGACGAGACCCACCCCAGTTATCCCAAAAAGCGAGAGCCCGAGAAGCCTCAGGCAGGCCCTGGGTCCGAACTGAAGCGGCTGCTGGGGCGGATTGGCATCAAGGCCAGACCAGGCTGTGCCTGCAACAGAAGGGCAAAGCACATGGACAAGATGGGGGCCCGGTGGTGCAGGGACAACATACAGACCATTTGCCAATGGCTGAAGGAAGAGGCCACCGGCCGGGGCCTGCCTTTCTTGGAGTCCGCCGCCAGGGCCCTGGTTCTTTTGGCCATCAGGAGGGCCGAAAAGAAGGGGCCACGCCAGGCCGCTGGGCAGACATAAACCCCCTGGAGAACCCGAATGGCACTTCAGTCTTCAACGAACTACTCGCTCGACCTCTCGTCCGGGCCGGAGATCGCCCACCGACTGGGCCAGGAGCGGTCTCAGACTGAGTCTGGCGTGATTGGAAGCCTGTGGGGCGGCGACCTCAAGTCCGCTCTGGCATCGCACAATCGGATTCGGGAACTCAAGAAGTACCTCAGGGACCTCGGCTACTACGACGGAAGCATTCCGGCAATCCCGAGCGTTCGACCTAACGGTGTATCCATTTCCGTGTCTCAGTCCATGCCATCCGAGTACTAGGCCATGTCGCAAGTCTATATCGCAGAAGAGCGGAATCGTGTTCTTGCCCAGGAGGCCGCGAACGCCCGGAACCAGCGAGCCCGTGCCGCCTGGGAGCAGATGATGTGGGATCGCCAGCGTCAGGCATTCCAGGAGTCCATCATCGCCAAGGAGCAGGCCAGGCGTAACTCCGAAACCGCTCAAGCACAGCAGATTCAGCAGGAAAAACTCAAGGCCGTCAGGGAAATGTTCAACGGCCTCAATGGGTTCGGCTCTGGGTTCGGGAACATGATGCAGCCGGTCCCGATGGAGCCAGCCACGGTGAACCTGCACGACAACGACGGCAAGCGGATCGGCGGCTCTTTCGCTGCGAGCCAGAACCAGATGCGGGGCCCCGTGCCCCAGAAGCGCCGTGGCGGGTTCGACAGTTTTGCCAAGAGCCTCTTCGGTTAGACGCCCATGCCCCCCACAGCCACCGGCACCGGAATGCAGCCGTATGAGGCCCTGCTGGGTCAAAACAGCAGCACATACCGGCAGTATTCCTCGCCGCAGCACAACGCCTTCTGGGACCAAAACCCGAACGGCACCGGCCAGGATGTGGTGAATGCCCAGATGAAGGCCCGCACGGACCTCATCAACAAGAACCAGCCGCAACCAGTCCAGAGCGCTGGGCAGCAGGGCTTCGGGTATCAGGCGGGGTTCAACGCCAACCGCCAGGCCGTGAACACCGGCAACGTCATGGACCGGCTTGGCAAAGAGGGCCAATACCAGGCCACAGGATCTCCCACGGGCGTGCAGGCAGCCAATGACCTGAGTCGCTCTCTGTCCATGAACGATGCGGCACAGTTGCGTCGCGGCATCGAGAAGACCAACGCCCAGCAGAACATGGAAGATCAGGTTACCCGCAGCGAACTGATGCAGAGCGGGCTCTCCAATCAGGCCAAGATCTACGGCGACATGGCCCAGCGGTCGGTCGATCAGGTTAGCCTGGCCGCCAAGTTGCAGGAGTCCATGATCCGCAATCGCATGGCATTCGCTCAGGCACTTCTCTCATAGACGTAGGCCAACAATGCTGGGTAGCGACATGTCTGTTGGCGGGAAAGGCGGGGTGTACAGCCCAGGCTTTCGGTCGGGCTCTGCACCCAAGATGCCAGGCATGACCATGGCCCCGCAGCCGGGCGGTGGCACCTACAGTCCCGGGTTCCCGAGCCAGGGCGGGTCAAAACCCCCGTACTCCGGGCAGTCCACGATCAAGAAACCGCAGTACATCGACATCAACACCACCGAGGACGCCGTCAATAACGTGATGGCCCAGGGGTTCCAGCACGCCGACCAGCGGTACCAGACCAAGCAACTGGACCGTGCCGGTCTTTCTCGCGGCAGGGGCCAGCAGTTCATCGCGGGGCAGGAGGGTGCCCAGGCCATGTCGAAGGCCGCCGAGGGTGCTGCCCAGATTCGCACGGAAGACCAGTTGGCCAACTCCAAGATGCGGTCTGACTACGAGAAGGCCCGCGAACTGGAGGCCCAGAACCTGGCCATGGTGCAGCACGCCCGAGGTCAGGCCGACTGGTCTCGCAACTTCGGCCACATGTCCGCAGCGGCCCAACTCCGTATGGCCATGCAGCAGTCCCAACTCCAACTAATGATGGCCCTAATGGGCTAGGTCCCCTGACGGTTTCAAAGGAATCGCCATGTCGTCCCACAAAGCGTCTGAAGTCGCCTCTCTCATCACCCTCGAACCCGAGGAACTGACCAGGGGCCAACTACTCAAGGTCCTGAGGCACATCGGCCGCAGGGGCTCGTGGCGTGGTGCGTCCGAGGAGGACCTGGAGAAGGCCCTCAAGGAGAACGACGACGTAGTCAATCTCCATGAGGAGAAGAAGGGCGACAGCAAGCCGCCCAAGGTCAAGGAAGACGATCTGCCCATCGCTGAAAACGACCTCGACCCGCCTCCCGAGGAGGACGACGAGGAGATGATCGCCAAGAAGTCGAACAAGAAGCGTCTCAACGGGAAGGCACGGGCAGATGGCTGATCCACGCAAGGCTGCCGCCAAGTTGTTTGAGGTGAACCCCGAGGCTATCGGGCGTTCGTGGGATCAGACTCCGTCTGGCGGTAAGGTCGCTGGCCGGGCTGGCAAAGACATTCGCGGCGGCACCCTTCGGGACGTTCTGCAGCAGGCCCTCGAAAACCCCCAGGCGACGGGCGGAGACCGCACCAAGTACATCACCGATGTCGCCGCCCTGCTTCGGCAGTATGTGTTCAGCGACAGTCTCAGCAAGAGGATCGAGGCACAGAGCGCCTACGCCGATTTGAGCCCCGAGGCCCGGCAGCAGGTTGATGCCCTGATTGTTGCCGCCAATCCAAACCCCCGGGGCAAGCGAGGCTTGTCGGAGTCCGCCAGGGAACTGCTAGAGACCCTGCAGGGGCAGCCGATGTCTGCTGAAAGGCGGGCTGCGGTTGAGGCCGCATCGCAGTTTGAGGGCTTCTCGGCGGAACAGCGGAAGCCTGATGCCCCGTTCTCTCGGGAGGCACCTGCAGAACTTCCTCCCCCTGGCCAGAGCGAGAACCTCATACTGCGTGGCCTGTATGCAGAGGCCAGAAGCAAGGGGCTGACAACGAGTGCCTCCGTGGGCGACTACGTCAGCAAGCGATACAAGGAGATTCAGGCGCAGACCGCTGGCCGTCCGGTCACTGCCCCGGAGACTCGGCCACGGTTTCGAGGTGGCCCCGAAACTATCTCTGTACCGGCACAGCCTACCCCAGAGCAGTTTGAGATGGCTCGGCAGAGGTTTCCTGCTCTGTACGAGAAAAAGCGCGCTGCGAATCCCAGCCTGCCGCCTCTCGAAAGCCTCATGCCCGATGAAATTGACGCACAGATTCTCCGGGCCTGGAGGCGATCTTCCGAGGACGACTTCGGTCGCACTCGCTCCGCTGATCCTCGCAAGTGGTCCATTCCGAACGATGACAGTGCTGCACTGGCTGCCGCCAGGAAACTGGAGCGAGGAGAGAGGCTGACTGCGGGCGAGAGGAAGGCCCTTAGCGGATCTGAGCCCAGCAGCAGCATGACCCGCCGGGATCTCGGAGAAGGGTCGCCGCTCCAGACCTACTCCAAGAACTTCGTGTCTGTCGTAGGGTTTGACCCCTGGATGCCTGCGGACGAGTTCAACGCCATCGCCAGCCGTGGCAGGCCGTCGTCTCGCCCAGAAAACATCGTGGGCCTCGGCGGCAAACAGCCTCAAGCCGGTGAGTTGGGCGTTGATGACGACTCGTCTGTTATCGACGGCATCTCCCGAGGCAGCCTGCCTGGCGAACTCAAGGCGGAAACGCGACCGCTACAGTCCAAGCCAGGCCGGGCACCCAGCGCAGGGCGAATCAAGGGGCTATCCAAGCGAGCCGTGGAGCATCTTTACACCGAGATCCTGCGGGCTGCCGGTGTCGAGAAGTCCATTCGAGATGCGGGCGGGAACATCAAGGATGTGCAGTCTGCATTCCTGAAGCCACCAGCACGATACGGCTTCAAGACTCCAGACGAGATGGCGGACTTCGCCATCCGAGTCTTGGAGAAGGACAAGCCGATCCCGGAGGCGATGCTGGACGCTGTTCGGGAGCCGCTTCGTCGCCAGTTCGCGGAGACATGGGGCGAGGACATGGGGCTTTCGAGCCTGCCGAAGGCCGAGGGCCAGCAGGTTGCTCGCCCGATTAGCGTCGATGACATGCGTGCCCGCCTGCTTGGTCGGCCGGGTGCGGCTCGTCCTGCTGTGCAGGGGGCACAAGCCGCCCCGCAAGCCCCGGCTCGCCCGGCCCTCGACCCCGACTGGGACAACCCCGAGATTCAGAGGCAAAAGCGGATCGAGGCCGCCCAGCAGCGTGCAGAGGAACTGGCACGGCAGGTGGAGTCGCTTCCTGATGATGTCGAGTCGCTCGAAGTTCCGCCCACATCGGATGCCCTGCTGCGCGGGGACCAAGACGCTCTCGGAATGGCGGACGAGATTGACGAGTTTGGGGAACTGTTCAGAAATCCCCAGGCCCCCGAGACGCCACCCCAGGCCGCACCCCAGAAGCCTACCCAGACTCAAGTAGGCCAGGACGACGCTCCTGTCCTGCAGCCTGGAGCCACGACCGACGATGTCAGCGCCGCCCTGAGTGCCGCATCGGCAGGTGACATTGACGCCCCGCCGCCGGGTGCTTTCTCAGAGCAGGGCCGTCAGAGGCTGGCTGGCAAGCAGGCGGCCAAGCAGCAGGCACAGGCCAAGCCGGTTCAGCAAGGGCCCGCTGCACCGAAGCCGCCGCCACGCGGAGGCGGACGAGGCCCGAACGACCGGCTGGCGACATACGTCAAAGACGCTCAGAAGTTTGCGAACCATATCGCCAACGCCCCAGAAGATAGCCCAGCGTTCCGCAGTGCGTTGGCCCGCTATCAGGAAATGCGTGGCATGGCTGGGCAGTTCCCCAACGATCCGCAGGCCCAGACCATCGCTGCCAGGTGGGCCTCTGAGGTCATTGGCCCCATGGAGCAGGCTCTCAGCAAGAGGTTCCCCAACGGCGTTCCTGCCAGGTCAGGGCCGTCCGCCCCAGGGGCCCCAATCGACCCGCTGGCGAGTGCATCCACGACTCAGGTCGGCACGCCCGCAGATACGCCCTCAGTTGGAGCGGCTGGATCCAGTACTCCGAGCCCAACTGTGACTCCAGATCCGGCGGCAACTCCGGCACCGGCAACTCCAGCCCCGGACTCCGGGTTCACGCAGCCGCCCCGTCCGGTGACGGCGGATCAGATGGCTAGGGGCGTGCGGGCCTTCCGGGGACGAAACGGCCGAAATCCCACTCCTGCAGAGATGCGGCAGATCGAACAGGCCCTGCAGGTGGGCACCATGGGCGATCCCGCTATCAAGCCGTGGACTGACAAGATCAACGACTTCAGCACCACTGCGCTGGATGACCAGCGGGCCGCACGACGGTCGCAGCAGGAGATGGAGATCGACGCTTTCATGCGGCAGAGGCAGACCCAGCCAGTCCTCGATGACCTGCCGCTCCCCGAGAGTTCAGGTCGATCCGCAAACCCAGGCCAGGTCGTCCAGGACGCCGAACAAGCAGCGGCCAACGTGGACGCCGCCAAGGCCACTAAGGACGTTGAGTCCGACAAGGCGGTTGCGGTTGCCACGGATGCAGCCAGGACTGCTGACGCTGAGTCCGCAGCCAAGAAGGCCGAGGACGCCGCCAACGCTCAGACCAACCCGCAGCCCCAGCGGGCTGGGGAGTCCGGGAAGCCTGGCCTGCGATCACGAGAGTGGGAAAGGCTCAAGCGGGAGGAACTGGACTACTTCGTCAAACTGCCGTTCCGGGCTGGCTACAGCGCCATTGGTGCTGGGGTCAACCAACTCTGGAGGAACAAACTCGCACTCACGGCTGCTGGTGCAGGTCTGTATGCCGCCAGTGCCAATCGGGAAAACCTCCCCGAATGGATGCTTCCAGTCGCAGATGCTGGCGACAAGATGCGGGAACTGCCAGGGCGAGCCTACGACGCCGCCAAGGCTGCTGCCCGACGGATACTCCCGGACGGCGGGAACGGCTCTGGCCCTGGCGGAACACCGGGCGGAATGCCTGGCGGGGCCGGAATCTTCCCGGTCGGGCTGTCGGAAGATGGCCCTTTCCCCGGCGACGAGGGCATAAACATGGTGCCGCCAGAGATGATGGTGCCAGCGGAGTACGACACCAACGACTCCCTGGACCGAATCCGCCGGATCATCTCGACCACTCGGCCCGGTGGCCGGATCCCAACGGGCACGATGCAAAGGCCCACAACCTACTACTGAGCCATGAGCAATATCATTCGAGATCAGCAGCGTAGGCGACTTGGGCTACCCGACCCGAACGAGGTGCCGTTCCCGGAACAGGCCCGTGACGTCAAGAACTGGATGGAGCGAAGGACCTCGGCGGACATCGAGCCAAGGCCGGTGCCCGCCATCCCAGGTCAGGTCGGCGGTGGTCCGCCCGATGGCTATGGCTCGGTCAGCCTAGATGGCGATCCGGCGGACGCATACAACTCGCCCGATCTTCATGTGGCCATGGACGGCATGATGGCCGGGATGTTCCCGCAGCAGCCGGACATGGTCCCGGAAGATCCCCCGATGGCTCCGCCGGACCTGCCTACGCACTACGATCCCGCCGAAGAAGCCAAGCGAAAGCAGAGTTACTGGGCCAACTCCCCGGCGGCCAGGGACTTCGAGCATCGGTACCCCAAGAACGAGTACTCGGATGTCAGCCCTCGTCCTCAGGGCCCTTTCCCCACCCAGCAGGCAGCGGCACAGTCACTTCGGCCAGTCGGCAGCCCGCCTCCTGCCCCGGAGCCTACCCGCATCGCCACGCCAGCAGAGGCTGACGAGATGATGAAGGAGGCCGGTGCCGTCCAGATGCCGCCCTACAGGCGGTGGGTGGACTCGACCGGCCGGTACGCCGTTGTCGGACGAGCCGTGGGGTACGAGAACGGGGATGTCATCATCCAACGCCAAGACGGCAGCACCGTGGCGGTCGCCATGGACAAACTCAATCCCTACGACCAAGGGTACACCCAAAGCGTCCTCCCGCAGTCTCGGGTGGCACGGCAGCCGACGCCCGCAGCCCCTGTTGCTGCTGCCGCTCCGGCACCTGCCGCTGCTCCGACTGTAGCAGCCACGCCGCCCGCCCCACGCAACGCTGGCCCTGAGTCGCTTGTGCCTGGCCCAGGCGAGGAGTTGGAGGCCGACGCCCCTGCCGCCGCAGAGAACCGGGCCAGGCCCGTCCCCATGCCTGGAACACCAGAGAATCGTGAGCGGTTCCTGGCCAGAACCTGGCCACAGATCGGACATGCGGCCGAGAGCCATGGGCTGTTCCTCGAAGATCGCCAGACCAAGAACGGGGATCGCATCCCCGGGCTGCGCTCGATCTACAACAATGCCGCACAGCAGGGTGGCCACGAGGCCGGAGTGCGGGCTATCAACATGGCCCTCATGGCTGTCCGCACCGAAATGCGTGCCGCCAGAGAACAGGAAAAGCAGCAGAGAATCGCGGAGTTCAAGCAAGCCAGGATGATGGGCGTCGCTCCGCAGGCATATCAGCAGTACCGCAGCATGTCGTTTGCCAACGATGAGCAGCGACTGGCATTCCTGACCATGATGCACTCGCAGAATCCCTATATGGGTTGGGGCAACCTTGCCGCCATGGAGATGCGGAATCAGGCGGGAGCCCAGCAGGCCGGGGCCTTGGGCGGCGATGACCAGCCCCTGCCCGCCGCGAGGGAGGCCCAGAACCTGGCTATCATCAACGCCGCCCCCGTCGGGCCAGGGACGCTGGCTGCGTTCACCAACCACTACCAAAGCACACAGGCTGGCAGGGCCAACCCGAATGGTGCCAAGCCGTACCTCAAGACCGCTGGGTCGGTGAAGTACAAGGAGTTGCACGGCAACCCGAACCTGACGCCTGAGCAGGACGCATTCGTCCGCGAGTATTTGCAACTGTACCCCACCTATCAGGCGTTCCGCGCTCAGTTGGGAATCCCGGACACCCCCGCCAATCGGCAGTGGTGGGAGTCCAAGACCGACAAGAAGGCTGAAGGGCTTGGAGAGCGAGCCTTGAACGCCGTCACTCAAGGGGCGAGTGCGGCCGGTGCTGCCGGTCAGCAACTTTGGAACTATGCGTTTCCGCCGAAGCCGGAGGATAACGCTGTCGCTGACGGCAAGAAGCCCGGACGAAGGCCCTTCGACAAGTAGAGATGGATCTTCTGCAGCCCGAGTCCCCGAGGCGAACACGACGGAAGCCTATCGGGATTGGGCTTTACGGAGAAGGATCTCTCTACACAGACGATCCCGTTGAGCAGGAGTCTCTGGACCCTGCTATCCGGGACGAGATGCTGGACAATCTGTCCCAGTCTTCTGGCCAGGGCATCTCTGCCGCCCTGCAGGCCATCGACACGCCGCGTGCCTACTTCCAAGGCTGGCTGGCGGGCAAGCCTGGAGAGCGGGTCTCTGGCGAAGAACTGCTCGACACATACGGGCTGCTGCCCAGCGAGCATGCGATGGGCGGCTGGGGCAGGCCGCTGGCGGGGTTCGCAGCCGAGGCACTGGGCGACCCGCTCAATATCTTCACGCTGGGTGGATCGGCCCTCTCCAAGGCCGGGCGGGCCGCCAAAGCCGCCGGGATGCTGGACGACGCGACTCGTGTAGCCAGCCGCGAACTGCTCTCTAGCGGCGGGGAACTCGGGGCGTTCGGCAGAAACGCTGCCCGGTCGTGGCAGGACAACTTCGGCAAGGGCCTAGCGGACCTCACGGACGCAGACCTGGCAGCCCGGCCGCTCGTTGGAAGGCGGATGGCCCAGCGGAGCCTGACGCTCGAAGACCTCATCGACGCCCAGCCCAACAGGGCCGATGCCATCCAGAAGATCGAGAACTGGGCAGGAGCCGGGCAGTACAACAACCTGCGAGGTCGGAGGCTGGGCGGCGACATCGGGATCGGACTGCCATTCCGCAGCCCAGCCATCACCGGCAACATCCCAGTGCTAGGCGAGTACCTGAGTGGCGGCCTCGACCGGCTCGGTCAGATGGCCCGGTGGTCAGGCCCAGGTCGGTTTGCCACATCGCTGTTCGACAACTCCGTGGCTGGCAACACCGAGGAGGGCGGGCAGATCCTCGCCAAGCAGGTGTCTGCAGCCAGGCAGCAGGGAGAGGAGGCCGGTCGCCGGATCGCAGCCGACGCCCTGCAGAAACTGCCCGAGAACGCCTTCACGCCCGACACGCAGCAACTGCTCCGCCGTGTGCTGGCCGGGCCCAACGTCGCATCAGCCAGCGACATGCAGTTCGTGGCTCGCAGGCCCGAGTTGCAAGAGTTCGTGGATCGCTGGAAGTCCATGGCCCCTGACTACATTCAGCGCAGCAAGGCCGCTGGCATCGGCAGTGCGGAACTGAAGGATCCGTTCGGCACAGACTACTTCCCGCGTCACGCCAACAAGAACCTGTTCCCCGGAATGAAATCCGGCCCAGGCAAGGGCAACCTGGACTTCTCCACGCTGACTGGGGACCAACTCGCACGGGCCGACGAACTCAAGATGCCGGGCGGAGAGGCCACCCTGCAGCGGTTGAGCCTTGATCCCAACGTGGCTGGGTTCAATCGCACGGCTGCCAATGACCTGGAGGCAGCCAAGTACATCAAGGCCGAGGCCGACAAGGAGATTCGCCGGATCTTCCCCACGGGGGCGACACCGACCGGAGGCCCAGTCCCGACCTACAGCATGCAGCAGGCCATGGAGGCGGCCCGGACACTGCACCGCATTGACCCCGAGGCCATCAAGAAGGGGTTCCCGTTGTTCGGCTCCAGCGTGGGGGAGGACCTTACCCGCTACGTCACCGGCAGGGAGCGGTCGATCCGGGTTGCGAATACCCTGTATGACGCCATCGCCAGCAGTGCCGTGCCGCAGAACTACGGGACGATCTCGACGCAGGTGCCAGGAGGGGGCTACCGCTCATACACCACAGCCGCCGAGGCCCTGCAGAAACTGGGGCTCCAGTCCACTCCAGACGCCGCAGGAAACCTGGAGGGTGCCGCCAAGCAACTCCTCGACAGGCTGGAGAAGCGGTTCGGCCCTGGTGCCATCAGCGATCTGAGCAACGTCGCCATAGACGAACGACTGCTGGAGAGGCTCACGAGGATCAGCGACTTCTACGCCAGCCCGGAGGCCCAGGGGAAACTGATGACTTTCCTCGATGACCTCACTCGGATGTTCAAGGCGAACATCTTGGCTTGGCCCGCACGATTTGTTCGTGACTGGTACTCATCCATAGTGTCCAACTTCTACGAAGTCCGCAATCCGATGGACCTTAGGAAGGGCTACCAGGGGGCGAAGTACCTAATCCAGGGGCAGTACGAGAGGCTGGATCCGATCCTGAGATCCATCTCCCGCTATCAGTCCCTGGGCGACGCAACTGCCAGACGGCAGGCTTTCCTCTCGGACCTCGCCGCCTCGCAGATTCTGACCGGACGAGGTCTGGCGGATGTTGGCGACGAGTTGGTCAGCGACATGGCTGGCACCGGGCTCATGTCGGAACTGGTCCCTGGATCTACGCCACGCACCACGCTGGGCTATCAGGTCGGTGACCTGCTGTCCGGCCGCATGCCTCTGTCATCTAGCCGGGCGTCTTATGCCGAACTGCTCAACGCTGGCAACTGGGCCACGGCAGCCAGGAAACTGCCGGGACAACTGGACCCACGGAATCTCAGCACGACGCTGGCCGACAAGGATGTGGTCAATCCAGTGTTGCGATGGAGCAACAAACTCGGGGACACGACGGACGCCATCAACCGGGCAGCAGGCTACATCGCCCTGCTTCGGCAAGGGCTCGACCCTATGGAGGCGGCCCGCAGGATCAAAGCCTCACAGGTGGACTACAACTCGCTCACCAAGTTTGAACGCAACTTCCTACGCCGGATCTTTCCCTGGTACTCCTACAACAGCCGCATCCTCAAGTACGTCGGCTCGGAGATCTACAACAACCCGGGCGGCATGTACGTCCAGTTCGGCATGAGGATGCCGGAACGGATGCAGCAGAACGACGAGGAGCAGTACGTCCCGCAGGCAATACGCGAGAAACTTGGCGTCAACCTCAACCGGCTTGCAGGCAACTCTCCACTCCTGCAATCAGCAGTGTCCATGCTGACGCCCAACAGGCCGGACGCGACTCCATTCCTGGTAGACATCGACCTGCCAGGGGCGGACGCAATCAACTACTTCAGCCCCCGGTTCGACCCCGAGACGGGGATGATGTCGCCGTGGCTAACTGCAAAGGAGACTGGCAAGAGCATTCTCGCCCAGACACACCCACTCGCCAAGGCAGCCTTCCAGTTGATGACGGACCAGGACCTGGCAACCAAGCGTGATCTGAGTGCGATGGCAACGACTCCGCAGATCATGCTGCGTGCCGCTGGGCTGGCGGACAAGGGAGACCCGCTGGACAGAAGGGCCAACCAGATTAGCCCCCTATTGGATTTGATTCCGTTCATGCCCCGAGTAGGACAGACTGTTCGCAGGCTCGCAGACTCCGAGCGGATACCGGACTTCAGCACCCGCCTGGCACAGACTCTGTTCAACACGTTCACTGGCATGAAGGTGCAGAACGTAACCGACGAAGCCAGGACACAGGACGCAAGGGCAAAGATCGAGGAACTGCTTGCTCCCTACTCAAGGTCCTTCGAGCAAAGGTACATCCCCAAGGAGCAGATACCGTTCCTCGACCCAGAGGTGGCGAGACTCTACCTTCTCGACAGGGCCCTCAACCGTGAGCAGAAGCAGCGGGTGCGGGACCGCAAGAAGGAGCAGGAGTCGTCGCTGCTGTACTGATCGGCGGCGGTGTCGGGCAGGCGTTCGGCAGCAGCGTGGGGTCCACATAGAAGCGGGCAGCCAGGCCGGGCGAGAGGTGCCCGAGGAACCTGCCAGCCGACCCTGGGCTGACCGCCTCGACCGCCGTGGCACCCGTCCGACGCAACCATTTAGGGGTGCCGGTCACCCCGGCCGCGTGACAGAGCCGCCTGAAATGCACTCTCAACCAGCGGTGGTGCAGGGCCCAGAGAAAAAATGTCTTACCGTCCCCTAGGACACTTAGGTCCCTGAGACACGACACGCACTCGGCACTCAGCACCTTCGCCAGGGGCTGCCCCGTCTTGTTCTGAACCACGAACAGCCGGTGGTCCCGCAGTTGCTCGACACGCAGCCGCAGGAGGTCGCTGAACCGCAGGCCGGTCTCGTAGCCGGTCCTCAGGAACGCCTCGAAAAACAGGTTGGCTGGGCACCCTGACCGCAGCGTATCCCGCATGTTTCTCGCGGCCAAAATGAGGCGACGCATCTCGTCCGCAGACCAGGCGATAGGTGTCTTGGTGTTCGCCTTGACTCGCATAACTCGGCCTATAGGATGATCGGTCAACCGCAGGTCGAGGGCGTACCGCCACAGGGTCAACGCCATCCGCCGGTAGTTGCTGCGAGTCGTTGCCGACTGGTTCAACGACGCCAGCCAGCGGTTGATTACGGAGTCTGAAAGCATCGACGGAGTGATGCCAGCCGCTTCCATTGACCGTGCAACCCGAGCCAGGGCTTGCCGGTAATCAGCGGACACCTCTCTTTCGTCGCAGTACTGTTGCGCAAGGGACAACACGATGACTACCTCTCCCGGACTGGGAGAGAGTAACGACGCGGGGATGGACCAAAACCCCCACCTGGCGGCCCATATTTTGGCGGGTTCTGATTACGCAGATCCTGCCGACACATGTGCCGTCGGTGCGGGCCTTATGGGCCACCGGCTTCATAAGCCGGGTGTCGCCGGTTCAAGTCCGGCCGCCGCTACTTACCTCTCCAGTGAAACGATTGACGCCTACCACTCCGACGCGGAGTGGTGGAGCAAGAGCCAACTCTGGGACCTGATGTCCCAGGGGCCGCAGTTTTTCTGCGCGCGGCATCTCGCCCGAACCCTTCAACCCTACGCAAGGGATGCCTCCCTAAAAAAGGGGACGCATGTACACGAGTGGGCGGAGCAGGGTGACGACGCCTGGTGGGCTCGTGTCGTCATCATTCCAGACGACGCTCTGGGCACCTCCGGTCGGCGTACCAAGAAGACCGAGGCGTTCGTCTCGACGCAGGCCGCTGACGCCATCCTGCTGAAGCAGAGTGAGGCAGACGAGTACCGGCGTCAGTTCGAGGCCATCAAGGCCAACCCGATCTTCGGGCAACTGAGCCAGCAGACAACTTCCCGGGAAGTCTCGATCCGCTGGATAGATCCTGGCACTGGGCTGCAACTCAAGTGCCGACCTGATGCCCTGACGCCTGATGTGGTGTGGGACATCAAGACGACCAGCGATCCCAATCCACTTCCGACGTTCTACAAGAGCGTTCTGAAGTGGGGCTACGACATACAGGCCGTCCACTATCTCGACGGCGTAGCGGCTTCTGGTCAGACCAGGACACAGTTCGTGTTCCTGATTGCCAGCACAGTGCCGCCCTATCTGTGCCATGCGGTAACTCTGCCGCAGAGGCTTCTCGACAAGGCGAGGCGTAGGCGTCAGGCAGCCCTGAACGACCTACATGCCCGAATCATGTTCGACCATTGGTTGCCTGAAGACTCAGGTCAGGTGACGGAGTTGTTTGTGCCTGAGTATTGCATGGAGGAATGAAATGGATCGTATGCCCGTGATGTACGGAGAGCAGTCTCCAGAGTGTGCAAAACTGTACGAAGCCCTGGCCAAAGCACAGGGCGAAATGACCAATGCCCCGAGGACCAAGAAGTCCCACTACGGGATGTACGCGGACCTCGCCACGGTGCGGGACGTAACCCGTGGGGCCCTGGCCAAGAACGGCCTGTGCATCATCCAGTCGGTGGTGCCCTACGGTCAGGAGGGGGAGACAGCGGTAGCCACGACGCTGGGTCACACCAGCGGCCAGTGGATCCGGTCGTGCATCCCCATCAAGGCGAACCTCACGCCGCAGCAACTGGCAGCCAACGTCACCTACGCCAGGCGGATCGCACTGTCCGCCATCGTGGGCATCGCTGCAGACGATGACGACGACGGTGAACAGGCAGAGCAGAACCACACCTCTGCAAACGCCATGAAGTGGGTGGAGTTGGTCAACAGGGCGGAGAAGAAACTCCAGAGCCTGAAGACCGACGAGGAGCGGAAGCCCATCCTCGCTCATGTCGCCACTCTCGCCGCCAAGGGTGAGATCAGGGCGGCTGATGCCAAGCGGCTGTTCGATGCCTATGGCCCCAAGGAGGAGCCCAATGCTGACCGACGAGCAGGTTGATGAACTGGAGAACTACATCGTTCGCTCAACGATGGACCAACTCCCGTCTCTGTTGATGCGGGCGATCCCGCTGTTGTTTTCAGAACTCAGGCTGGCTCGTGCCGCCCTGAACGATCAGACCGATGCCTTTTTCCAAGGAGGGAATACCAATGATTTGCCGAGGCAGGGAAGTTTCGACGGAGACGGAAGCCCAGATAGTGCAGGCGTACACGACCGAGGGCATGTCGGTACACCTGCTGCACATGAGGCACTACCCAGTGTCCCGGAGGCAGATCGAGGAGATGCTGCGGAAGCAGGGAGTCCTGAGAGCCCGCAGCACACCGAGGTCAGCGGACCCAAGCCCCGAAGAAATCGAAGAAAGGGCAGCCGAAATCCGCCAAGCGTGGACGGAGGAGGAAGCCCGGAAGCGGTGGGTGGGGAGGTCGGCTCAGTTCTTCCAATCCAGCCTCGTGGGTGAGAGGTAGTCATGCCCAAGTGCGAAGCCCTGCCGCTGTTTGACCACATGCTGCGGCCGTATCAGAAGCGGGCCATTGAGATGCTCCGTGCCGATTGGCGGAGCGGACTCAAGAGCCTGCTGATGGAACTCCCGACCGGGTGCGGCAAGACGCGAACCTTCGTCCTGCTGCCCCGGGAGGGGGCTCGCACCCTTGTGATTGTTCCTCTGATTGAACTCATAGGACAGACGGTCAGGTCCATACAGTCCCTGAGGAAGTGCCAGCCAGACGTTGAGCAGGCGGACCTGTCGGCCATCCCTGAAACCGAGTTTGTGGTGGCGTCCTGGCAAACGCTGATGCGGAACGGCCGGTACCGCAAGTTCCTGGGCAAGGTCGATCTGGTGGTGGTGGACGAGGCCCACTGGATGTTCACCGTGCAGGCCCGCGACATCCTCAATGAGTTTGTCGCAGCCGGTGCCAGGGTTCTTGGCTGCACTGCTACCGCCTATCGGGCCGACCGGCAAAGCCTGATGGGGCACTACGAGAAACTCTCCTACTGCTACTCCCTGAGGTCGGCCATTGAGGACGGATGGCTGGTCCCACCAAAGGCCAAGACGCACTACGTCAAAAGCATCAACCTGTCCAAGGCTGCGAAGAAGTCGGGGTCTGACTTTCACGCCGAGGAACTGGACCGGATCCTGCGTGGCGAGCAGGTTCTGCATGACATCGCGGGCCTTATCACCAAAGAGCATGTCGCCGGGCGGCAGGGGATCGTGTTCGCCCACTCTGTCAAGCAAGCCTGCCTGATGCGGGACATGCTGCTCGACAGGCACGGCATCCCGTGCAGTCTCGTCCACTCCTACCAGAGCGACGCTGAGTACGCCCGGGAACTCAAGCAGTTCACCTCCGGCGAGCGGGAACTGGTCATCAACGTCGGCATCCTGACCACCGGCTGGGACCATCCACCTGTATCTGAGGTCTTCATAGCCAAACCTACGAAGGCCCTGAACAAATACACCCAGATGATCGGCCGTGCCACCCGGACATGGGACTGCAACATTGACGAGTGCGAGACGGCCGAGGCCAGGAAGGCTGTGATTGCTGGCAGCAAGAAGCCGCACTTCATCATCCACGACCTGACCGACTCCACCCGCTGCCACCAGATCTGCTCGGCCATAGACGTTCTGTCCTCCCAGAACAAGAAGTTGAAGACCAAGGTCAAGGAAAAGACCGAGGGCGAGGAGGTCTCTATGGAGGAGATCGACGCCGCCGTGGAGGCCGAGTTGAAGGCCGAGGCCGAGGCTGCCCGGCTGGAGCGGGAGGCCGAGCGGAAGCGGCGGCAGGCACTTGTCGTCGGCGTCACGTTCGACTCCGAGGACCGCGACCTATTCGGCAGGCCCGACCGCAAGCATGCCAAGCGTCGGGAGTACAGGTTCCCGTTCGGGAAATACAAGGGTCAGCCGCTCTCCAACCCGGCCGTGCCAACGAGTTACCTGGAGTGGATGCTCCGAGAGGGTCGCCTGACGCCCATGTGGAAGGCTGCTTTCGAGAAGGAGATCCGCATCCGCCATGTCAAGAACAAGTTCCTGGCTTCATAGGTCATGGGATTCACGACGGAACTCACGCTGACCGAGTTTGAGGTGGCCGTCAACACGGCTCGCCTTCGGATCGTTGCGTCCGCCATGCAGAAACTGAACCACTCTTCCACATACCAGCGGGACCTTGTGAAGCGTCTTGATGAAGAGGTTGTAGGTGCCTGCGGTGAGATCGCAGTCGGCAAAGCCAGCGGCCGATGGTTCGTGCCCAGCGTCAACACGTTTCATCGAACCCCCGACTGCCTCGGAGACGTTGAGGTCCGGTCCACGGCGGTGCCCCACGGCTGCCTGATCGTGAGAGACAACGACTCAGACGACCGCCGGTATGTACTCGCCATCGTCAACGCCCCCAACGTCACGCTGGTCGGCTGGATAACAGGAGGCGAGGCCAAGCAACCCGAGTTCCTCCGAGACCCCCATGGTCACAGGCCGTCGTGGTTCGTGCCCCAGGATCGCCTCCACCCAATCACGCAGGAGGTGCTAAAGGCGTGGGCCGATTGAAGTGGTTTACGTTTTGACGACTCCGCCGCCGTTGTCACATTGGCGGCACCGCTGTTCTGTTTTCTCGCCTGGCATCAGCGGCCTAGAAATCAAAGCCTGCGAGCCTAAAGAACACCTGCCTATGCAGGGGTGGCTAGTCCACGAAAGTCGGTAACACCCGCACGAAACCCGGGCTCTGCGGCCTACTCAGTGGCCGAGACAAACCCTGCATCCCGGTGGTCATCCGAAGTCGTGCCCAGATAAGGCGGGTGAAGCCCCTGGTAACCCAGGATCTGAAGAGCCCTCTTCGGAACGGAAGGGTTGTAGGCAGTGAACACACATGTACCTCGATGTGAACACAGGTACTCAACTGGTTTACGGTTTGACACGACTGTTAGCCTGTACAGCATGATCTTAGAGCAGGACGAGGACGACGAAGACGACGATCCGGTGGCAGCGATGCTCGTGATCGGCAGCCCAGAGGGGAACGCCGGGCTCGTGGCCGCACTGAGGAACGAGGCCAATCGTGAGATCGTGGATGACGCCTTGGTCGCTGGAATTGGAGAGATTCAGTCGCCGGACACGGGCAAACCGCAGCACCCGATGGTGGTGTTGCGGACCTACGAAAACCTGCAGTTGGTGATGGACCCGGACATCCTGCGGATGATCGGGGCCTGGATGCTCGAAGCGGCTGAATGGCTAGAGGACGAGATCGAACAGGGGTGACGGTCGTGGCATCCAAGAAGGACAGGAAGTGGCTGGAGATCTACGCCCAACAGTGTGAGCGGTGTGCTGTCTGCTGGCACCCGAAGTACGGCAAAGGCAAGAGACTGGAACTGCACCATATCGTAGGCCGGAGAGGCAGGGATCCTCACCATCACAGAAACCTGATCATGGTATGCAGTGATTGTCACTACGCATATCACAGCGGCGGAGCCAAGTCGCTAACACTAGGTCACATCTTACAGGCGAAGTTAGAGGAGGACAGCGAGGTTGACATCCCATTCCTGGCTGGGCTCATGGGCAGGGTTGGCCTGCGTGAAGACCCGACCCCGTTGCCAGAGTGGGTCCAGAAGGAGCGGGCGTCTGCAAGCAAGTCGCCACTGTACGGCGGCAGGGAGGCCAAGTGACGAACGGGAAACAGAAGGGCAAGCGTGGAGAACTGGAATTATGCCAAGTGTTGAAAGGACTATTCGGATGGGATGTACAGAGATCGGTCCAGTACAGCGGGAATGCGGGCGACGCGGACTTGGTAGTCAAGCAGGCACCGGACCTGTTTGTCGAATGCAAGCGAGTGCAGGCCCTGAACGTGAACAAGGCCATGGCACTGGCGGTGACGCAGGCGGGGGCATCCAAGACGGCAGTGGTGTGCCACAGGAGGAACCACGAGCCGTGGCTGGTGACCTGCCAAATGAGCGACCTGATCGCGTTGTGCCAGATTATGACGCGGGCGTCGAAGCCTACTCCACCGGGGCCATCAGGAGCCTGCTCGGGCCCAGGTACGACCTAGTCCCGTCGGTCGGAGTCCGGCGGGTGGCCGAGGCTATGGCCTATGGGGCCAGCAAATATGGCGAGGGGAACTGGACCCGGGGAATGCCGGTCAAGTTCCTGCTGAACCACGCCCTGGCCCACATTTTCCAGTACCTGGACGGGGATGCCTCCGAGGACCACCTCGGGCATGCCGCCGCCAACATGCTCATGGCCTGCCACAGTGCAGAAAAGTGGCCGAAACTCAACCGGTTAGAGACATAAACACGGTAGGCACGGACGCCAACCCACGACGCAAGGAGGCAGAGCAGTGCCGGAAAGCAATTCCTGGTCGATTCGCTCCCTGGAGCATGGCGTTCACAAGGTCGAGTTCTCTGGCGGCAGGCAGCCAGAGATGTGGGTCCTCATCACTGCGGACTGGCACTGGGACAATCCGAAATGCAGGCTCGACCTGATAGAGCGGGACCTCAAAACCGCCAAGAGCATCGGGGCCATGGTCATCTCGGCCGGTGACCACTTCTGTGCGATGCAGGGGAAGTACGACAAGCGGTCATCGAAGGACTCCATCCGCCCCGAGCATCAGACCGGCAGTTACCTGGACTCCCTGGTAGAGACCGCCGCTGATTTCCTGAAGCCCTATGCCAGCGTGATGGGCATGATCTCCGTGGGAAACCACGAGACGGCCATCTACGGCAGGCACGAGACCTGCCTGACATCTCGGCTGGTGGAGCGGCTGCGGCTGGAGGGATCCCACTGTGTCAAGGGTGGGTACAACGGCTGGATCCTGTACGGTGCCAACTACAAGGGCAAAGCGTTATGTGCGAACTACAGGATGTACTACCACCACGGGTCCGGCGGTGACTCCCCTGTAACACAGGGCACCATCGCCATGTCTCGGGTGTCGCAGTACGTCGATGCCGACTGCATCGTGTCCGGCCACATCCACACCAAGAACCTTGGGGTGATGGCCCGGGAGAAGATCACCGCCCAAGACATCCGCAAGGTGTACGAGACCACTCTCGTTAGGGTCTCCACCTACAAGGACGAGTACGGGCCGCTCGATGGATGGCACATCGAGAAGGGCCGGGGGCCTCGGCCGACCACCAATCCCGGCTACTGGATGCGTCTCCGCTCCAGCCGAGACAACACCATCGTCGCCACCTTCCACGACAGCCCGCCAGAGGTGTGACATGCCCAGCGACCACATCTTCAGCATCCTCGGCAAGAAGGTTCCGTGGCGGTACACCCGGCTGCGGGGCAAGGCCGACGGCTGGGCGTATCTCAAGGACCCCGCAAACCAGAACGTGCAGGAGAGGGTCATGGTCAACGAGAAGTTGACAGGCAGGGCCCGCCTTGAGACGGAGATCCACGAGTTCTGGCACATCGCCAATCCCACACACAGTGAGGAGCATGTCACCCATGCAGCCCGTGACCTGGCCAGGATCCTGTACGCATTGGGCTATCGGCTCACCGGAGGGCGGGATGGATAGCCCCAAGATCGTGACGGTGAGAGTGGCGGCCGGTGACCTCAGGGTGGTTGTCTACGCAGACAACACGTTCGAGGTCCCGTGCATGGCATGCGACGAGCCCATGCTGCTCGGGCCGGACGACCATTTCAATGTGGTGCAGAACGTGGAGGGAGTGGTGATGGCCATCCTGTGTGCGGGGTGTGCCAAGAAGGCCAAGAAGAAGTTGGAGGGAGAATGAACCCGCACTGCATGCAGACCCACTCGGGGCGGATCGTGGACCTCAGTCGGTTCTGCGAGGACGACATCTGCATCTCGGACGTATGTCACGCCCTGTCTCAGATCATCCGGTTCACCGGCCATGCCCATGCCCCGTACACCGTGGCCCAGCACAGCCTTCTGGTGGCGGAGATCGCCCCGCCAGAGCATCGCCTCTGGGCCCTGCTTCACGATGCAAGCGAGGCGTACCTGGGGGATGTCGCCAGTCCCCTCAAGACCTTATTGCCCGAGTACCGGGCCCTGGAGGAGCAGTTCCAGAAGGTCATAGCCGGGCGGTTCAATCTCCCGTGGCCAATGCCTGGGCCAGTCAAGCATGCAGACCGCGTCGCCCTGATGAACGAGAAGAGGGACCTGCTGCTGACCCAGCATGAATGGCCTGGAGAGTTTGAGCCTGATCGGAAACTGCACATCGTCAACGTCCTGCCTGGATGGGAGGCGGAGACGGTTCTGAGGGAAGCGATTGAGGAAGAACTGGGAGGGAAGTCGTGATGGTGGCTTTGGAGCGTGAGGTTTGTGCCGGTGGTTGGCGGATGCTGTGTGCCGGGCTGCTGGTCCAGGCCGTGCAACGGCTTGAGTCCGATGGCCTCAAGAGGGCGGCACCCAAGTACCTGACTGGGGCCGACGGCGGCTGCGTCAAAGAGACTGCCTTCCAGAGGAGGGAGGCGAAGCAGTGGGTGGACGGAGGTACGGGCACGATCACTTTCGAGGAGTGCTGCGAGGCTATCGGCGTGGATCCCGTCAGGGCCAGGAGGTCCATAGAGGAACACTGCCGAGTCCCTAAGCACAGGTCCAAGAGACTTCGACACTGAACGTGCCATGCCTAAGAAGCAGCCGCCCGCAGAAAAAAAGAAACCCCCGCCGCAGCCTTGCAAGGAATGCGGACGCCCGGGGGTCTACAACGTCGATCAGTTCGGGTCGATCTGCGACCACTGGACTTGCGTACAATGCCATGAGGACGCCTGTAGGCGGCACATAAGACACGACACCTATATCCGGTATGGCAAAGAGAGATGAGCCTGACACCAGAGCAGCAAGCCATAGCGGAAAAGGCCATAGCACTTATACCGGTGTGCATGGCTGCGTTCTGGAGGAACTTCCCCTGCCTGAGAGAGGTGGCCGCAGCATGCGACCTGGAGGGGGCGGCTCAGTTGGCATGCTGCAAAGCAGCCAGGACGTACAAGCCTGAGAAGTGCGGCATCAGTGCATACTTTTCAGTGGCCATCCGCAACGCATTCCTGAAGGAGATCCAGAAAGAAGTGAAGAGCCAGAGCCATAGCGTGTACCGCATTACCCTGGAGCAGGCAGAGCAGCGATCCAAGCCGGACTTCCCGGACATGGAGGCTGCCCTGCCCGCTCTGCAGGATATGCCAGAGGACGTTCGCTCTTGGATCGAGGCGTTCGTCTTCGACGGCTCCAACTTCTCGGTCCTCGGCAGGCAGCATGGGGTCCATCGGCGGACTGCAAAGAAACGTCTGCGGTCCTACCTCGACCAACTGCGAACCTGCTACGAGGACAACGCCGGGTCCTGATCCAGTTTCTTCCTGGTCAGGAGCGGGTACCCCTGGTCCCGGCACTTCATCGCCAGAGTCAGGAACCAAGTGGAGTAGAGCCCGGCTTGCCCGTGCTTCCTGTTCCACTTCGTCTTGCTCGGGGCGTTGTACCGAAAGACCTTCTTGAAGAACAGGTCGTTGCTGATCTTCTCGAAACTCTCACCGGCCTGCCTCCTGGCTGCGATGTCATCCAGTAAGGACCGCTCCTTCTGGTCTACCTCATAGCGGTAGATGTACTTGCCAGGCTTGGCGGGGTTGGGTCCAGCCTTCACCTTCCTCCATCCCGGCGGGATGTTGACGGTGATTGGCAGGCCCTTCTCCGCCCTGGCCATGAGTGCATCCCGGGTTCGACCACGGATCCACTCCCGCTCCAGTTCCGCAAGCAGGACCAGCAGGTGCATGACGAAGGAGCCCAGTGCCGTGCTGGTGTCCAGGGCAAGGTCGAGCGAGTGAATCGCCACGCCCTTCTCCTTGAACAACTGCAGGGTGTTGGCCCCGTCCCGGACTGAGCGGAACGCCCGGTCCAGTTTCGACCAGATCACACAGTCACCGGGCTGCACTGCCACCCACATGGCCCGCCCCTGCTCCCTTTCGGTCAGGGGCTTGGCACCCGAGGTCGCCTTGTCCTCGAAGAACCCACCGAACGTCCACCCCTCCGGCTCCAGTTTCTCCTTGAAGTGCCGGGTGATGGCGGTCTTCTGGGCATCGAAGGTCAGGGACTGACCGGCGGTGCTGGCTCGACAGTACCCATAGGCTACGAGCATTCGGTTTCCTCCTTTACTGCATCGGCATCGCAGCGAGCCTTGAAGAACTGCATGTCCTTGTTCTTGAAGGCGAACATCCCCAGGTCGTGTACCTTCTCGGGGATCTCGCAGACAAGAACATCGTCAACGTGCTTGCCCACCTTCTTGTAGACATGGAATCGGGAGATTGCCTCGGCCGAATCCCTCGACGGGGCAGCCACGATCAGTCTGTGAACGCAAGTGTTTCGCTTGCCGTTCTCCTGATTGCGGCCCCGGTACCCGAAGGTCTCGAACGGATGCGTCACCCGAACGTCGTACAGGTTGATGTCACCCTTCATGTTTCTGCCCTCGCTTCCGTTGGCCAATAGTAAGGCAGGTCTGCTGGCTCGCTCCACCCGAACCAGCCGTAGTGGCCGGGGTCTTTGCGGAGAAGGTTTGACCTGTGGCTTGCATGGAACTCCGGTATGCCGAACCAGTCGGGCAGCGGACTGCCTGCAAGTTCTTCCATGAGTTGCATGTTGTTACGAAACCCACGGTGAATCCACTCTGCGATGCACAGGTTGTGATAGGTACGCAGTGCATGCTCATGCCCCCTCCACATCTTGACTGCCGGATGGTTCCGCCAACCCTGAGACCTGCCCGCCAGCGTGTTGAGTATCTGCAGGGCCTCGACCCTCTGCTTCCCCAGCCTCCGGTCGTCCAGGACCCTTACGCTTTCGTGCATGTCGGGCAACGGTAGGAATGTCTGCATGTTCTCGATGCTCCTTCCAGTACTGGCCATGCTCGGCCCAGTGGTAATCGCAGTAGCGGGACGCGGCCAGGATGGAATCCATCTCATCCTTGGACATGCCGGGCCCGCCGTTCTCTGCGGAAAAAACAGTGGCTGACCGTGCAACGATCAGCCACATCCCTCTCTCAACCTTCTCGGTCCAGGCTGGCTTCTTCATTCGCGGTACTCCAGGAACTGCTCGGCCAACTCCAGGACCGTCTTCTCGACAGCAGCCATGGCATCAAGAGCCTCCGCTGCTGTGGTGCTTTTATGATTGACGTTGGCCAGGGGCGGATAGACATGGATGGGGTGGCGGAACATTTCGTTCCACCCACCAATCCCCCAGTGTTCCGCAGTGACTGAAGACTGGAAGTCGTAGACATTCCGCTTCACCCGGACGCGAATCTTGTGGTCTCCCATCCTGCAGATCATGTCGTGATATACGGTCTGGTGTTCGATGTGTGTGCAACGGTCTAGTACTTCGGGGCTTGATGCGATCATCGCTTGTTTCCTTACTTGAAGATGTTGATGGCAATACTCAGCACGGCATGGACAGCCCGTGCCAACTGGCTGTTGGTCCCGAGTTCCTGACCCATGCGGATCAGGACCAGGGCCGTAAGAATCCTGTCCCAGGTGGGTAGTCTCACTGCATCTCCCCCAGGATCTGGCATACACGGGCCGATGTAATGCCGAAGATCCGTGAGATGAACTGCTGGCTGTACCCCTTGCAGTGCAACTCCCAGACCATGAAGTTGCGAACGCGGATGGGGTCCTTGTCTTTGATGGAACGAGTCATGTGGTCTCCTTTCAGTAAGAGTTGTGGTCGAAGGCAACGGCTCGCGGTCCAATGCAACGCACGAGCCCCTTCTTTTCCATCTTGTTGATGAGAGCGGCGATGTATCCGATGCTGCTGTAGCCCCACTCGTTGGCCATCTCCCGGTAGGACGGCTGGTACCCGTGCTTCCTGACATGGGCTGCGATGTGGCGTAGCAGTTTCTTTTCCAGTGGCTTGAGCGTGTTGCTCATGGGGTGTTCCTTGTGATGGGGTGCCTCGCCCGGCACGGGGTCACCATGCCGGGCGAGGCTGGCCTCAGGCTTCCACGAACGTGGCCTTGTTTCCGGCCACCTCCAGGAACTCATAGCGTCCGGCCTCCCGGTCGCTCAGAACCGTCGCCGCCTGTTCCCTGGTGCAGCCGAGGCGAACCACGGCGTTGCTGGCACCATTGGCCAGTTGACGGACGGTCACCTTGTACCCATCACTGGCCCGGTCGGAGTTGATCCGCTCCAGGCTCCACGACTTGTTGGACTCGTCGTAGTGGGCGACCACACGGTCGCCGTCGATGTACCGGACCCGCTCCTGGGCAACAGCGGAGAGGGCCAGTTCCAGGGACATGGTGCCGCTGGAATACTTCCTGAGATGAACCGTCAGGTCGGTGTTGTTGCCACGCCGGGCAACACGGATAGGGGCAAACGTAATCGGCATGACTAACGCACTCCGTTATGGATGGGAAACAAACCCCCGCCCGGCATTCCGTACCGGGCGGGGGGATACCGTCGGCTAGTTCATCCCGAGCAGGCTGGCGATGTCCTCCACGGACTCACCAACCAGGGCCGGGTCGGCATCCGCCTTGGGGGCGGCTGCCTTGGTGGGGTTCTCCTTGTCCTTGGGAGCCTTGGACTGAGCGGGGGCGGGTGCCCCTCGCTTCGCCCTGTACTCCGTCAGGATCTTGTCCGCCTGTTCCAGCAGGGGGATCTTGCCCTTGGACCGCAGGAGTGGAATGTCCATCCCCTTGCGACGCAGGGCATACACCCGCTGGTACACGGTGTCGGGCTTGAGCCCAACCTGTGCGGCGAACTCTTCCTTCGTGACGCCCTTCTCTGCGGCCTCCAGATAGAGGGGCAGGAAACGGTCGATCATCAGTCGCTTACTCATTGACCTTGCTCCTTTCAAACTCTTCTGCGGTGTCGGTGGGTTCGGCCACCAAGGCCATGACCCTTACCTCCACCCCCTTCGTTCTCATGTGGTTCGCCCGGTCCACTGCCTCTTCGAGGCTGGCATAGTGAGCCGGGAGATGTAGGTACTCTTCGCACTGCTCGATCTGCCAGGCGGGCAGCGACTTGGGGTCTCGCTGTCCGACCTTGGGCTTCTTCCTCCAGGCCACCCCGTACCCATAGATGGCCAGTTCTGGGGGCTCTCGTTCAATCATCGTTCACCTCTCTGTTGAAAAACACATGTAAACCACACCCCAATGAAGCGTTGCTACGAGCGTCGCTATAGGGGGCAAGGTCGCCTCTGCCTCGTTCGATAGAGACATGGCGTACCTCAGGAACAACACACTGGCAGTGGATGCAAGCACGATCCACGGCCACTTGTCAGTGACATAAAACCAGAGGACGAAATAGATGCCACAGAACCAGAGTGCTGCAGTCTGCGGGTCCATTTCCGATAAGGTCTGCATCATGTGAGTAGCGTCCTTTCACGACAGTGGCAGGCTGTCGAGGAGGCTCGCCTCTTCGACCATGGCCACTGCCGATTCAGGGGTAGCGGGCAGACCAATATCTCCGCCCGTGTATTCGCACCACGGGCCGTCCTTACCGGTCGGGGACTCATCGAAGTTGCTCTTCACGATCACGCAGTCCGGGTAGTCCCGCCACTTGGCATCGACCACGCTGTCGCCAGCCGACTCCCAGGTTTCGTTGGCGTTGTAGTACCGGGAGCGGCTGTGATGCCCCGTCACATCCCCGAGCCTTGAGG